ATTGTTTAAATCATAGTAATTATTTCAATCCCGGAATAATGTTGAAAAATATGCAAACGGGAGAAAGGAGCAAAATGATGAATAAATCATATATGCATCGTTTAAAATACAAACAAGTCAATCCATCGTTTCATTATCATTATTTATGCTTCCAACGTATAGGTAAAACGGACGATTTCTTAGCACATTATCCAATGTATAAAAATCATTTCAAACATTTCAAATATGAATATTTAGAATTTCTAAATTCGGTTCATAAGGCATATATTCAAAAATACGTGGAAAAATCTCCTACTGCGATTTCGCCTAAATATTTGGTTCATATTGACCGGATTCATAAAGAAGTGTATATACCATCAATTGCGTCGAAACAACCGAAAAAAATAGACAAAGAAGCGGTTCGTGACTATTTTGAGAAAATGGAACCGGGGTCGTTGCTCTTTTATTTGAATTATAACAATCGTAAATATATGAAAACCATATGAGTAGTTTGTAAACTTATCCGTAAATTTTTCGTTTTTCTAAATTCGTCATGGGTCGACCAATCTTTTCCATAAATTCTTGTTCGCCGTCATATATAATTTGGTTTAATGCATCTATCATTTGTTCGGGTGTACCATATATGGTAGATTGATGGATTCGATGCACTTTTGCCATTCCCTCCATTTCTAGTTTTTTCATGACATCATGTAGAAGATTCACGTCGGCTTTTTCCGGGGTTACTTCGGGTATGGGATATTGACTTTTATTTCTAAACATTTTTTTCATTTGGATATATTACTATATTTGGATATAGTAATATTCAATTTTTTACATTTTACATTGATGATTACATTTTCGAATAAATCACCGACATTTTGCTCAAATTTTGAATATACTTTGCGGTATATCCTCTCTCTGTATCATTCATATTTTTAATAGGTCCGCGAATTTTATCAATAATATGCATAATTTCATTCGAATTGTTTAAATGTCCAATATCATCATAATAATCTTTATCAAAAAAAAAGGTGATATCACCTGCATCAATTACACTTGAATACGGGGAATATACTTTTGCAAACCATGCTTTTATAATAGCCGTAGGACTTCCCATTTTGATTAATTCAAATGACGTTTTTGCATTCTTTATTTCGTTGTTTTCCGGGAAAATTCGTGAAATGTCGTCTAAAAATTCGAAGAAATGTTTGTTAAATGCTCTATATATTGTTCCTTTATCTGTCATTATGTATGCTAAAATATATAAGATGCTTTTTTTATATATTTTATATTTTATTATATTTTTGATTTTTTTCGTTGTTTTATTTTTCCTAAATATTCGGTATGTATGGAGAATTCGTTGGAAATATTTTGTTGACTTCTTCATTTCTTTGTTGCTGTAAATTGTCTAAAGTCACATCTCCGCCAACTTTATCCGGACGATAACTATCCGGTGGGGTGGGAATGGACAATTGACCATGGTCCGCCGATACATAATTATACATTTGTCTACCTGACCCCTTACCTTTTGCGCTCAGCTCTTCCGGACTCAAATTATAATATGTGAATTGTTCAGATACAATAGACATACCATTATTTGAATTATTTAATATATATCCTAAAGGTTCGCCTTGGTTCCGGGTTGCGACTTTGGTCTGTTGTTCTATTCTGGGTTGTAAATATTGGATAATTTCTTCGCCTAAAATAACTCTAAAATTTTGTTTCGTTAATAACATCGAAGGAACACTATGAACATTGGGCGGCATCATTACCGTTTTTCCTGTTTCCAATACAATATGTAATTGGCCATTCTTAGGGTCACGTTTACGTTTATCGATACAAATACAATTTAATTGGTTCGTTAATCCGTTTTTTGCTAAAAATTGTAGAATTTTTTTACAATGTAAACAATAATTACTATAATATAAAATATCCATATCCATTATAATTTCATTTACTATAAAAAAATCATTACACCGACGAAAAATAAAAATAAGGGATTTATGTTTTTTTAATGATTAATCCCTTCGTGAAATCGATTTCACTAAAATCGTCCACTGTTTTTTTTGATTCTACCGGTTTTGATGCGACTGGATTTGAAATGACTGTTTCTGGCATATTCATATTTTCACTACTTGCACCGCCGCCCATATACAATGGTTCACCATTGATGGATGATTCGGTCGGTTGGGTTGAATCCAGCTGATTATTATTTCCAGTGACTATGTTTATGACTGGTTTAAATACACATTTTGAGTTGTCATTTTCCTTACTTTGCTCAAATCCAGGTGTAAATGGTTGAACCATTTCATTCGGGTTATAGATGGGTTGATGCATATTTATTTCACTTGGTCTATATATATCATTGGGACTAACCACTTGAATACTATCTGTGAAATTATCGATTCCTTCCATATCATCCGTTTCTATCGTAATAAAATTACCACCCACATTTCTTATGCTCCACAAACGGTTTGTTTTTTTTCCGCCACGTAAAAATACGTGCTCTCCTTTTACAAATGGCTCAACACCTCCATCCATGGATGGTGCAAAAGGTGGTGAAAAACTGTCGTCATTGGGTGCAAAAGGTGGCGAAACACTCTCGTCGTTGGGAGCAAATGGTGGTGAAATACTGTCGGCATTGGGTGCAAATGGTGGTGAAATACTGTCGGCATTGGGAGCAAAAGGTGGAGATGAAATACCGTCATCACTCATTGCAGGCGCGTAAGGTGGCGACGAAATATCATCATCGCTTTGGACAGGCGCATAGGGTGGCGATTGTGCAATCAAATCATCTAATATATCCAATGCCCGATTATCGTCATCTATTACCTGTTTTGCTGGCGTAGAAGGATTTGGAATCGTCTTTCTCAATTCTGTCTTGGTTGCCTGAATAATCGTTTCCGGGGTCGCTTTAGCATCTTGTGTTAATTTTTGAATATTTTTAGAAAAGGACATATTCTCTAATTGTTGTATGTTATCATCGGTTATAATACGTAGTTGAGCATTCATACATTGTAATTCTTGTAAAAACAATTTTAATGAATATGGGACCGATACAATACTGAAATCGCGACCAAACTTAGTCATATTTTCAATTCGCATATCTTTACCATCCAAAGAGCCCGTATATTGTATTGGACCATCAGCCATTGGACTAATAAATAGGTTTTTGGATGGATTGTAGATAGCCACCATACCGGTTTTATTACAAATGGCGATTTTGTATTTATCTCCGCGTTCCATCATCGATTCACGTAAGAAATGTGATATACCATGAGAGATTAATACATCACGTTCCATTTCACCTATACGTAATCCACCGTCATTGGCTCTTCCACTTACCGGCTGTTTTGTTAAAGCGGTTCTTGGACCGGTAGCGCGGTAATTAATTTTATCCTTTACCATATGTTTCAAACGCATATAATATGTGGGTCCTATAAATATTTCGGTTTCAATTTGTTCGCCCGTCATACCGTTATATAACAATTCGTTTCCACTTGAATGGAAGCCGACGTCGGACAAGTATTTACCAAATACACCAATTTTGGAACCCTTATTATTATAGGCCGTGCAATCACTAAAACCGCCATACATAACCGCGGCTTTACCAATAATACATTCGACCAGTTGTCCAATGGTCATACGGGTAGGAATCGCGTGAGGATTAATAATCAAATCGGGGCGAATACCGTCTTTGGTAAATGGCATATCACATTCGCGTATTACCATACCAATGGTACCTTTTTGACCAGAACGTGACGCCATTTTATCTCCCAAATTAGGAATACGCTCTTCTCTAATACGAATTTTAGCGATGCGTTCGCCCTCTTCCCCTTCCGTCATATATGCTTTATCGACGATACCCAATTGCCCCTTTTTAGGCGTTTTCGATTCGTCAATACGAACCTCATTTTGTATATTACTATTGATGGTCATTCCAATCAACACAGTTTTATCATCCACCTCTGTATTTTCTAGAATCAAACCGTTTTTATCTAATTTACTATAATCATATCCCCGTTTTTTGCCAATGACAAATGGTTCATTTTCGATATTAGTGAAATGTTTATCGGTAAATGTATTTTCATTTTTGGTGCTTTCTTCGTGGGCTTCATATGTAGTATAATAAGTAGTTCGAAATAGACCGCGTTGCAATGCTCCCTCATTAATTAAAATCGCGTCCTCCACATTATATCCGGTATAACACATAATCGCCACAATTGCATTTTCGCCATACGGATTTTCTTCATGATTGATATGTTCCATATATCGCGACTTAACGATGGGTGTTTGTCCCGAATTCAATAGGACTGCACTTTTGTCCATTCTATTATGGAAATTTGTATGATACATGGAAACCGCTTGTTTACTCTGTCCACAAGAGAAAGAATTACGGGTGGGTGGGTTGTTTTCTGGAAAAATAATTTGATTTCCCATCATTCCAAATCCTAATGATTCATGTATTTCCAGATGCGTATGTTTACTACGCACATCTTGTTTCATGGATTCATAATTAATGGCGATAAAAGCATCTTCACTTTCACTAGGGTCAATATAATCAACAATGGCCTTTTCTTTTAAAAATCGGTCCAATTTTGTTGGGTTTGTTTCGCTCTCGATGCCCTTATATAATTGGAATAATTCGTATATATTTGGTTTGTTGGGGTCGAACGATATGTTCTCTCGCTTCTCGTTAAAACCAGTAATTAAATCATTCCAAGAGAATTCACCTTTATTCAATCGGTCCATAATATCTTTATGTTCAAATGGCAATTTACCTGTTTGTTCGTCAACATAAAAGATGGGTCGACACAAACGTCCGGCATCAGTATATATAAATATGGTGTTTTGTCGAATATTAAAGGTTGCACTCGTATGAATTGGTAAAAGCGCGTTTCTTCTAAATAATTTAATCATTTTGATAGTTTCGAGAGGTGAATTTACCGAACCGGCCCATAGACCATTCACCATGACTTTTGTCATAGAGGCCAATACTGCCGGACCGCATTCTTCAATCAATTTCATACCGGTTTTTTCGCGTAACCATTGAATCATTGGTTCGCGAGACATACCTCTCGAAATATAGGTAGATATTGCTAGATGTTTATGTAGACCAATGTTTCCACCATCGGGCGTATCAATCGGGTCAATAAATCCCCATTGGGATGTATGTAAGACACGCGGACCGACCAATTTGACCCCGGAATCGAGAGGCAGATTTGTTTTACGTAAATGACTCAACATAGTATTGAATGATAAACGGTTCAAATCTTGCACAATACCAACACGTTTGGTATGTGTTTGTGCTCCCCAATTTCCTTTGAATGCTTTATTGAATCCCGTTTCTAAACTACGGGTTTTCAATACTTTACGATAATTTTCATTGATAAGGCCTTTTAGATTTTCTTCGTATTGTTTTCGGTTGTAATAAAGGATTTTTTCAAATTCCAAGTGGATTTCTTTTTGTTGTAAATTATAATATTCACGGAATAAATCATAAATGAGAGAACCGACCAATTCTACCCGTTTATATTTAAAATTATCACGGTCGGTTGGTTGCTCGAGACCACTGTATACGGATAATAGACGAAACACAATATAGCCCAAATAATATGCCTTTTGTATATAATTTAATTCTCCCACATGTGGTAAAAAATAATCGGACAATACTTCTAATACATATGTCACGGTATTGATTTTAGTAAAAGATGCAATATATAAGAGAGCGGTTTGTTGATTGTTAATACCGGCGGCTTCATGGACCGATGGAATAAATAAATCGACCAAGCTATCGTATTTTTCAATATCCAATAAACACGTTGTAATGATATCTTTATCGGAGATAATACCCAATGCTCTAAATACAATAAATAGGGGGATGGGTTTACGAACATTAGGAATATTTACTACAATATTTTTATTGGAGAATCGAGTACTTGGACTTTCTATTTTTACGGAGAGGGTGCGTATTGGTTTTGACACATTTTCCGATACCGACCGAATTTCGGCGGAATATAAAAAGGCATCATCCGTTGATTTACGAATATACAACATGTTATCGGCAAATTTCTCTTGTGGAATAACGGTTTTTTCCTTTCCACTAATAATGAAATAACCGCCAATATCATTGCGACATTCTCCCATCGAATATCGTGTTTCTCTATCAAGTCCGTGTAATATGCAGAAATCTGATTGTAACATAATTGGAAATTTACCTAAATAAATATTTTTTAGTGTGATTGTGTAGCGATGTTCATTGTTTTTGGTCAATGCTTCCTCATTTTTTTGGCGAATCATTGCGGCTAAATTAGGCGTCATTTTAACATTTCCTTGTTTTGATGTTTTGGAAGGTTTGTCTGTTTTTTTTGCGCCTCCATCCATTTCATAATCATCTAAATGTTTTTTGATTTCAGCCATGTCTCTTGGAGCATTTTCTTTATAATTTCCCGATTTTTGGCGTATATATTCTTCGTGTTCTTTCGTATAATCGGGTTCTACCTCTAATTCGTCCATTCCAATCATCGGTGGTTCTTCGCCCGGTTTCAAAATACGCACAAATTCAACATCAATATCATAATGGATAGTCATTCCGTAGGTCATATTTCTTATACGCGCTTCATTTGGAAACATATAATGTGCATTTGATTCGTCATATATCACTGGTTTGCCGAAATATATTTTATCTCCATTTTTTCCACCAAAATACATGAGACATTGATGCGTATAATCATCGACGGATTCGTCGAATTTAGAAGAAATCGTTATTGGATTTTTTTCTTTGAAAATTTGATAAATGCCATGTTTGAAAAAATCATTATAGGATTCTGTATGATGTGTTACTAAAGATTGTGGATTATCCTCAAAATGGCGATTTATAATTTTCCAAATGGTTGAATTTTCCATAGATACTATATTATTAAATAGTATAATATTTTTTATACTTTTTTGTGATTATACATTTTGTAAATTACATTTTACATTTTACGTTTTACAAATATACGGATGGTTTCATGAATTATTTAGGAAAAATTTCTCAATAAAATCTATAATAATGGACAACACTTTAGACACCTTATTCGGCCCTCTCAGCAAAAAATATTGCATCTGGTTTTACATCTTATCCATAGTAGGATTCGTATTCTTAGTATTATTCCTTACATCCGCTCTTTTCATTGGAATTACTAAACGTAAAGGAATCGAATTTTACTTACAAATGTTAGCCGGTGCACTTGTATATTTGATTTTCTATTTCCAAAATCGTTTATTGCATTCTATGTGCTCTAGTAGTGCATAAACGATGCCTTTGTATGAATCTTTGGTAAAAAATTGAATTTGTATTTGATGAAAACAAATTAAATACAAACTATCTAGTAAATAATACAAAACAAATATATATAATGTCTGGCAATTCAAGTAATCGTATCTTAACCATCTACAAATCACGTAAAACAATATTGGAATTATTAGACGCGCAGGATTATGATGTAAATGATTACAATGGATTTGACATCAATGAAATAGATGCAATGTATGTAAATAACCAATTAGATTTATTAGTAAATCACAAAAACGAAAACAAAAAGGTCTATATCAAATATTACCTTTCTTCTAAAATTCGGGCAAAAGATTTAGGCAATATTATCGAAGATTTGTATTCCATTGATACAATATTAACGAAGAATGATACTTTAGTCATTATTACCGATGAAGAACCCAATGATTCAATCACTGCTCATTTAAAATATTTATATGACCATGACGGAATATTTGTGGTTATTCATAACATTGCACGTCTCCAATATAACATATTGAACCATACACTAAATCCCCTAGTAAGTGTTTTAAATGAAACAGAAATAAGTGAAATTATGAAAAAATACAACTTAAAAATGAAACAACAATTTCCGGAAATATCGCGATTTGACCCTCTAGCTTTAGCATTATCATTACGTCCAGGTCAAGTATGTAAAATGATTCGAGGAAGCGCGACCGCTCTTACCACAGAATATTATCGTATATGTATTTAATGAATAATCTATATGATTATATATAATGACTACCGTATCTACTGTTAAAAATATAACCGTTGCTTATAATCCAAATGATTTTTATTATATGAACGCGAAAAATAGTGAAGGTGCACCTGCAAAAAACGCACCAATTGACGGTTCGTCTACTCATGAAGCTTATTGTAAAGTAAAACGCGAAGCTGAGTGTAGTAATGATAATGCATGTAAATACGACAAAGCATTATGTATAAACGAAGATAATCAAATAAAAATCAATAATTTACAATTGAAGCATGACGGTGCAGACGAGAGGCATGGTGATATAAATATATATTATAATCGCGAACTATTAAAATCATATAATTTAGGAATAGGTATTCTAGGGGTAGGTATAATGATTTATTTTTTTTATAAGTAAATTATATAATGGGTTACAGTTATTTTGATTCAAATACAGGTAAAATAAATACAACAACATATAATACCAACATTGTCGATGAACGTAATGCTTTAGATATAAAACTCAAAAAATTATACAACAATCGCGATGGCATGATGAATAGTCAAAAAAAACATATAAATTCAACCATTTATGAAAATATATTACTGACTATTTTAGCTACATCGCTAATCTATTTTACATTCATAAATGTATAAACATTTTTCTTATATAAAATATGTATATTATATAAGAAATGATAAAAGAATTATACGGTTCATCTTTAGGATATACGGAATATGGAAAAGAAGGATTTACATTTTTTAATGAAGTGAATGGAAATGTTTCATTAGATACTCAAGATGATTTTGGTAATTATCAATATACGGGAAATATTTTAACAAATAATCATATTTACGATTTCAATCCAAATGATTTTCAATATAACGAACAAAAATTAGATATTAATAGTCAAATAGAAGAGGACGCGAATCGATTAAATGAATCACAAAATCATTTAGCAATATCATCTTTGATGGCAGGTGCAACAATGATTGTGTTTGCCATTTTATTGCACCGAAAAAATATATAATCTTCATATAATTTATAAAGAATATATTTATGTCAACCGATTATACAATTAGCAGTAGTGATATTAATACCATTGATAATGCATTACTTGCCGAAGAAGACCGTTTGAAATCAAAAAAAGAACAAGTTGACAGAGCACAATTTAATCAAGACCGTTTGATTGCATTCAATGAAAGTTTTCGTAAACGTTATGCATTTTATAATACGATATTAATATACATTGTTATTATTTTATTAATATATTTAGGAATTGTTTTGTTAAAAATATATGTCCCAATCATACCCTCGTTTATATTGGATATAATTTCGATTTTTCTATTTACTTTCGCAATCATATACGTAGGAAAAAAAATAAATGAATTGTATGGAAGAGATAATATGGATTTTGATAAAATTGACCATAATAGTAATAGCATTTTATCACAACAAGAGATAGATAAAAAATCAGTAACTAGTGCAAACTCTGGGGATTTGAGCGGATATATGGCAGCTACATCGGCAAATAGATGTATTGGACCCGCGTGTTGTGCGGATGGAACTACCTGGTGTGAATCATCAAATCGATGTATATTAGGTAATACATACGGCAATACTAGTTGTGAGGGGTTTGAATCATTTGTAAACCAACCGGATATTTCGGTGAATGGATATATTTCACCATATACACCAAATGAATTTGAAAATTATAGCAAAATATAATATAATTATATTTTAGACAATTATATTATGGCGAAAAAAAAAGATAAAAAAGATAAAGAAGACAAGGATAAAAAACCAAAATCGAATACTAATCCAGCTCCAGCGCCTGCACCTACAACTAGTCCTACGTATACATCTACACCAACGCCTTCCCAGATATTTGCATCAAATACACGTTTATTTACGAAATCAAATAATCGAAATCTATTCGCTGCTTCAAGTTCGAAGACATCGGCGAATGAAATTGCAGATTTAACAAAAAAACTTGACAATTGTAATTTGACTACAACATCATTGACTACCGATAAAATAAATTTAAATAATGAAATTACCGGGTTAAATGGTAAAATAACAGGTTTAAGTAATGAAATTACTGGTTTAAATAATGAAATAATGGGGTTGAATACTGAAATTACCGGATTAAAAACTACGATTACGGGATTAAAATATAATTTAGGAAAAGAACAAACCCAAAATACTTATTTGAATGACCAGGTGTATGGAGATATAAATAAACTTGGTTCATCACAATTGGTAGCTACCCAAATTGGTAAAGAAATCGCCGGATTTGAAAACAAAGAACCATTTGCAGAAGGATTATCTTACACCCGATTAACTGACACTGAATTAGCAGTAAATCTAGAAAAAGTTACAAAAGAAAACGAATTACTTGAAAAACAAATACAAGAAAATTCGAACAAATTCACGGGAGACGATAGTAAATATTTTTATAAAGCCAAACAATATAATTATCAAATCGATGTAAATCGCGGATTAAACTTCTTTTATTATCTATTAGTCACTATTTTAGCAGTAGTATTAGGATTTTATGATAGAACAATCAATTTATACACAAAAACCGCGATTGTATTTGTATTATTGTTTTATCCATATTTAATTATATATTTAGAATATCTCTTATACATCGTATCAAAATACGTATATTCTATATTGTATAATACTCCCTTTGATATGCAGAACGATTATTGGTTTATGATAACAAATCAATAAATCGCCGAAAACGAATGAGTTCAACTACGTAATCGATATTCATCCATTTTACCCGTTTCATGATTCAATGATATAATTGTATTTTCGGGTATAAGTGTAGTGGCATCTTGTATAGGTTCACTGGTAATCAATAGTCCATTTGACGATTTTATATTCCAATATAACGATGGAGGATATTGTTTCGTATCATATTGTGACGGGTCATAATATAAATATCGGGTAATCACTACTTCGCTATTATTTGCATATATAATATTTGCAACTAATTCAATCTTCCATTTTTTGAACATGGCAAACAATTGGGCAAACGCGTCCACGCTGTTTTTGGTTCTACGCCTACATGTCAAATACATAAAAAATAAACATTCAGTATCTGTTCCGCCAACAATATGTGGTAAATATTCAGGAGCAATTGCTTCTTTGATGAGCGAAATATGCTTGGGAAAATTATCGATATATCCATTTTGTAAAAAAATCTGGTTTTCGAAGAAAAACGGATGCGTATTTACGATGGCCTTGTTTCCATATTTCTTTTTACGAATATGACCGATAACCAAATTTTTGGGAATTTTATGAATAAGAGGCAGTAATGCTTTATCGTGAATATATAATTCGGCATTTTTATACGTGCTCCATTTTCCACTACTAAACCATGCCAATCCATATCCATCTCGATGTCCGGTTTGGTCGTGCGGGTTATCGGTGCCCGGTGTATTTTTACATGATTGAACGCTTTGTTTAAGAAAGCCGTTTATGATTTGATTTACATTTCCGTGTTGAAATTCTATAAATAATCGGCACATATATCTAATATATATCAATAAAAAATTTTTGTTTTGTTTTATTGATATATTGTTTTTGTATTTGGTATTTTATTTTTGCATTAGGTATTATACATGTATATTACAAATCATTCGTATCTATATCCGTATTATCATTGCTACTATCATCTAAATCAATACTATTGTCATAATTAATTATAATTCCTACCCAGGCGCGATTCGTATCATAATTTCCATATTTTTTGTCCATATATGTATGCACTTTTTTCGAACTTGGGCAACCATTGTTGCCATGAATCGATTTATACCACATCGAGAATTCGTTGGTAATTTCGGATTTGGTGACGCGTCCATTTGGTTTATCGATAATTCTATCGCGAATAAATTCAGCAATATAATCGTTCTTCTCTTTGTAAGAATTACTAGCCGATAATACACGCGGACAATCTTTCACAATACCATCCGTCTTGAACGCGATTTCAACTAACATTGCTAAAAACACTTCTCTCCATACGGGGAATTTCTCATTGATTTTAGTATCTTTCAAGAATTGGTATGGTTTCTTGTCCTTTGGATGGTCTTTATATGGGTCGTTGGTGAATAATGATTCAAAATCAACTACGCGAATTCTACGCCATGTGCCGTGGTCTTGACTTTTAATATCCATCAATACGTTCGTGCAAACGACTAATTTGAATTGTGGAATAAAGGTAACCATCTCCGTCATGAATGGTGCTCTCGCGGTAATGGGGTCAAATCCACTGGTAAGTTGTTTCAATACACCCTCATTGATTTGGTCTCCTTCCTGTGGTTCTTGCATCAGCGCGAATCTCACGCCTTTCAATGCCACTATTTCCGGAGCCAATCCACCAATTTTTCCTCTTCTATCCGTAATGAGGGATAGTGGAACATCGCCCTTATAATCGCCTAAAACTTCCTTCATCAAATCGGTCAATACCGATTTTCCGTTGGCGCCGATACCAAGATACATATTAAATGTTTGATTCGATGAAGTGCCCAATAATGTAGATGCTAAATGTTCCCACATATAATCATGTAATTGCGGGTCTGGAAACAATTTGCGCATAAAATCCTTGATTTCATTTATGGTTTCGCCATGTTTTACTGGGTCCAATTTATTATAATCGATTTTGGTGCATTTCGATAAATGGTCTTCTGGATATCCCTTGCGAAATATTTTCTGTTTGAAATCAATGACTCCGTTATTGCATGATAATAAATATGGGTTGTTATCAATTTGCTGCAAGAAATCATTGTCATAGAACCATTCTCTCGCTTCTCTCATAATATTGTTCTTATCATTCGTATTTCCTAGACGAGTGCAGATATTCAATATTTTATTGGCATGTTCTTGCATACGTTTCGACCTTTCTTCGTCCGGTGGATTTAGCGAACTGGCCATACTCATCATGGTTTGAGCGCGTTTCCAATACAAATTACGTAGAGTAGTAGATATAGAATGTCTCAATGCAGTTCCCGAATCGTTTTGCACCCAACAATGTTTCTTCAATTTATACCACATACCTGACTTTACACTCACACATACATATTCATCTTTATGTAATTGATACAAAACGCCGGCAATATCGAAATCACCGCATCCTCTCGAATTCTTATCATTGCCTATTTTATCTAAAGTAATCGATTTAATGGTTTGGTCAATATAATAATCTATGCTTGTTTCGCGAACCAACCGGAATTTGTCATAAGCGTCTTCTTTCGACCAATGCATGATGGAACGTTTTGTTAGTCCATCGGGATTTTTAAGGTCGAATTTGTGCCATCTTTCAAATAGGTCGGCAATATCGGTAGTGAAATTGAAAGTAGTCGATTGTGCACTGAATGCAATCCATACAATTAGAAGCCGGTCATCAATATTACGTAAAGCCCAACCCACTCTTATCCACTTACTGAATGAACCTTCGCCATAATAAGCAATTGGCAATGTCATCGTATAATCATGCGCTTCTCTCAATTCATATTCCGTCGAATTAAGATTATCTAAAAATTCATTCACGGCATCACTCAATTGGTCATGTGTTTTAATATGTAAAATATGATTTGATAAGTTTGACCCCGTTGAACTAGTGGAGCGTTGTATCGGTCGCGATGCGGTCGATGTTTCTCCCGAATTTCCCTTGATTTTGATGAATTCATTGGTATAAAAGAATGACGGATGGTTCGAATATCTGGCGGATAGTTTCTCTATATTTTTGATAATATTGAAACTCGATAAATCAATGGGATTACGACTTAATTCACCATCATCTGGGTCAAATATAACATCATAAATATAAGTTAATTTATATACATCGTGATGTGGTTTTCGGGAACCATACAATTGCCAATTTGTTTTACCGGAAGAAATCCCGGCATCAAATACGCCGTCCCATGAATCAACATTGATGATTGGAAAATCGGACCATGCTTCGGCAACTTTTGGCATGATACGTTTTCTCAATATTTTTTGCGTTTCATGGTCACATTGCAATCCAATAATAATGTGAATACCGTCTTTTGTTATATTTTTTTCCTTGACCCGATTTACACCGTCTTTTTGCATTACATAGATTTCGAATCGAGTCGTTTCGTCAAATTGGAAGATTGTTTTTAATTCGGCTAAATAAATATCGATACAATCCACTATATGCGATTCATCGTATAAACGGTCTGTGACATCATAATTGAAGTGCAAATCGATATCGATTAATATAGGTCCGTTTTTATCCAGTTGCACCTCCGTCAAATATTCTTCGGCATTTTTTCCAATGATTTCACTAGCATATAATTTCAAAAATTCGGGATATTCTTCTTCATTTATATGATATGAACCACCATAATATACATTCGACCCTTTTTCACCTATACGTGTATTGGTAATGGGCAAATTTGTCTCCTTGGTGCTGTGTTTAATAATAAAATCTGTATATTTTTTCGATATAGATGGTTTATTATTAGCGAATCCATTGGCCGCCATATGATTGGTTATAATAGTATGGTAGATATTTTTATATTTATTCTACCATTCAATTTTTTGGAAGATTCAAAAAATATATTGTATAACGGGTAGTTTTATGGTTTAGGTCGTTGCATAAAAACCATTATATAGTGTCATCAAACGTATAAAATATAAAATTGATTCAAAGAAACAAATTAAAATAATTGTAATATTTAGACAATATATACAATGAAATTTTGCAACCACTGTTCAAATATGTTATACATCAGTATCAATGAAGCCGATACAAACAAATTAATCTATTATTGTCGTAATTGTGGCGAAAAAGATGAATCCATTACCGAAGAAGGCGTGTGTGTATTAAATACTCAATTAAAAAAGGGCGAACAAAAATTCAATCATATTATTAACAAATATACCAAATTAGACCCAACACTTCCACGAATTTATAATGTGAAATGTCCAAACGCGGACTGTAAATCAAACAGCGATTCGGCGGCCGGACCATGTGAAGTGATTTACATCCGTTATGATGATGACAATTTAAAATATTTATATCTATGTGCCGAATGTGATAATATATGGAAAACTGACGACAATAAATAAAAAATTGAATCCATTTCTAAATATATTTTTTCTTGCACAATATATTTAGAAATAATCACAAATATCCTAATATAATATATAATGGACGATAAATATGACGATGATGACATCAATGTGTTTCAATTCAAAAACAAGGGCGAAGAAGTAAATGAAAATGAAAACGACATTTACACTAAGGATAACGAATACGATGATGACGATGATGAATCAAACGCGGAAGAAGAAGAGGAAGATGACGACGACCATGATGACGATGACGATGAGTATACCGAAGAAAAAATGAATGAACAAATAAACGTTATAACTGACCATGAAAACAATATGAGTGATGATGACGACGATGATGACGAAGAAGACGATGATGCAAATTATTTACAAAAATTCAATGAAAATTTAAAAAAAAATATAATACAAGACAATCATCCCGAATTACAATACCAAAATTATGAAGAAATCGAAAATTTAACTGTGATAGTCAAGGATGAAAATGGCAAAATCGTCGACCCATTACACCGAACACTTCCTTTCTTAACCAAATACGAAAAATCTAGAATTTTGGGGGAAAGGGCGAACCAAATCAATTCCGGTGCAAAACCATTTATTGAAGTGGAACAAAACGTAATTGACGGGTATTTGATTGCAATGGCCGAATTGGAACAACGTAAAATTCCCTTTATTATTAAACGACCTCTTTGCAACGGTGGATGCGAATACTGGAAACTAAAAGATTTAGAACTGATTTGCTAATACCGCCCCCCGCGATTACTCGATAAATATTTTTATAAAATAATATAAATATTTGTCACGATATACAGTAACATACTTACACAAAATGTTTGAATTTATTGAATCCATTCATACTCGACATATGATAGAAAACGGCTATCAAGCAGTAAATACATTAGAATTATGGGATTTTTTATCGAAATTTGAACCAGAAGAAGGAAAAGGTTTTATGTTTACAGATTGTCATGAAATAAACAAAATAGGTGAAAAAATGGAAGAATTACCGAATTCACCTGGACATAGCGGTTCATCATTTGCATTTACTATGCGACATTTACAATACATTGCCAAAAATGGACTAGACAAATATAAGCGCGAAATTCACGGCCAATTCCCAATTACACAATAAATGATATGACTAAATAAAAAATTCGGGGTCGTAATTCAATCTCGTGCTACTTTTGTGATATTCAGTTTGTCCGCCATGTCCATAATCCCCAATCGCGTCTTCTACCGCCATCATTGGATACATCAATGCCCGATTGCCTTGTTTGGTAATTGTCCAATCAGGGCTAAATGGTGCTAGGGTTGAATCTGTAATAGTTGCATCCGCATATCCATTTCCATATTTATCAACTAAAGATTGGGCATGTGAACGAGAACACATATATAAATGTGCACCCCAATGACCATGTTGAGTGGCGGGATAATTATGATATTTATAGGGTCTATTTTCAAAATTGTGTTTTAAACTATATCCCGAAATCCAATCTTCTATTTTGTAATTTGTCATATGTCCTAGTAATAAAAAATCTAAATTCATTGTTTCAAATTCTTCAATTATATTTGGAATATGATTGGCAAATTCTTTGTGTAAATAAATATCGTCTTCGCAGAAGAATCCGTATTTTTTATCGGTTTGTAAGAATAATTTTAACATTTCCACGTGACCATACGTAATTGACCACAAACGTTTTACCCCTTCCCCAATAGGTTGATTTATTATCCGTGGGTCAGTAATTTCAACCCCTTCAAATATATTGAGGTTTAGTCCAATCTTAGCAAAACGCTCTTTCATATTTTTATATCTAACCTCGTTTTTGTAACATAAACAATAAAATTCGCATACGTCAATTCCTTGATTCGCCATCTATATAAAAATAAAATCCTTTATTTTTATATTCTTTTTATGTTTTTTACTTTTTACGTTCGCACATAAAAAGTGATTCACTATACCAATACATCGCTAATGACTTGTTTATTCAGTAGTATCTCTTTGGAAATGTTTTTGATAATCTCTACTACATGCCTCTTTACAACTATTGCAATAATAATTATATTCACATTTTCCCGAGAAAGTATCGTTATTTATATTTATTTATATTCAAAGGTGTAATATGTTAGTGGTCAGTGTCAGTAAATGTTTATTATAGTCATATTTATCACTCGTATTATAATGACAACATTCATATGAATATTTATATTCACTTTTTTCCGACTTATTATTCTTTTTATCCGTGAAAGTAATCATATGTTTTATTATAATTACATACATTTTTGTATTATCAATGTATTTTGCACATGAATATTTATATTCACTTTTTACCGACAAAGTATCCATTCTATCATAGATGTATAACAAATATCGGCAAAAAGTAAACAATTCAAAAACAAAAGTGGTTTATACATCGTTTATCACTTGTTTATTGAGTGGTATTTCCTTGGAAATGTTTTTGATAATCTTTTCAGTGTTCTTCTCATCTCCACTACATGCCTCTTTACATAGTAATACCGAGGTAGTAATATGTTCGTCATTATCCGTTCCTTCCGGAATGTTTTTAGACCAATCGACACATTGTTTCAAATTGGTAGTGCTAATATTTGCAATGGCTTGTTTGGTATCTTTTAGATTTTCATCTTTGTTCCATGTGTCATTGTTATGCACATAAAATGTATTACGCCGTTCGTCGGTGCAATGAAGTGGTCTTTCAGTTACTTCCATGGATTTCAATTCATCAATAAAGAGTTTGGAAATACCGTTTACATAACCGTTTTCATATATTTTGAACATATCTACTTTTGTTTTGAGGACCTCAATAAAATCACTCAAATTTTGTGCGTTTTTACATTTGTCGGTTAGAAACATATTTATATTATAGTTTTGTTTATTATGTGAATTGATAGTATTATGTGAATTCGTCGTAGTTTGTTGACATTTCACAATATCCGTCAATGTATTATTTTGAGTAATCATTGTATTATTTTGAGTAATCACTAAATTACGCATATCTTGATTTTCTTTGATTAGTATTTGTATTATATCAACCAAATCAGTATCGTGCGATTCATCAACTGTTCGTGTATCTTCGGTTGGTTTCTCATATGTGCATTTTTTTTCGTGATACCATAAACTATTACGTGCAGTATACGTCTTACTGCATTTGTTACATATATATTCTTTCAGAGTTTTTTGGTGTTTTTTTTGTTCTAAATCGTTCAAAATCATAGAACGGTTATGTTTTGCAGTGGAAATATGTCTATTCCATTCAATCATTTTAAAGCATTTAAAGTCACATTTTTCGCAAATGATAGGATTGGTGTTTTTTTTCATTCGTTTTTGTTCTAAAGTGTTCTATATTATAGAACAAGATTTAACACCGGAATTTTTTACGCAAAAAAGTATGCAGTCATTATTTTTGATTTTTTTTGAATTTCGCTGCATCTAGGTAAGAAACGCATTTTTTGCATTTTTGAAGACCCACTTTCCTATTTCTGACATTTTTCTGACAAAATGAAAATGTCAGAATCGCCGATAAACCTACCATTTATTTTGAGGTTTTTGGATAGCCAACGTATATACAAAAATTATAGTATCATAACGCTATTATAGTGTATTATACGGGTTATAACTATTTTTGTGCTAACGCCGCGTAAATTATGCGAGTGGAGTTTTTGGCGTTTTTTTTGTTCTAAATCGTTCTAAATCGTAGAATTGTTATTGATTGCAGTGAATTCTTTCATGATATATTCAATATTTTGAAAGCATATATAGTTACCGTTTTCGCAAATATTTTTCGGGTGTTTTTTGGAGTTTTTTTTGTTCTAAAAAGTTCTAAAAATGTTCTAAAGTATAGAACAACAATTCGCACCGGCCAAATTTACTCCAAAAAAATATGCAGTCATTCTTTTTGATTTTTTTTGAATTTCGCTGCATCTAGGTAAGAAACGCATTTTTTGCATTTTTGAAGACCCACTTTCCTATTTCTGACATTTTTCTGACAAAATGAAAATGTCAGAATCGCCGATAAACCTACCATTTGTTTTGGGGTTTTTGGACCCCCTTACCAAGGTATATACAAAAAATTGAATATAAAGATAAACCGCATTATATACCAATACAATACTCGTATATAATGAACAAAATCGTAAATCCAGAGTCCTTCCGCGAAAAAATTCGTAGTAAATTTGCCGTTATTTTGGGCGATTCTACGAGTGCAATTAATTTAGAAAAAGGCGTCTTTAATTATGCCATTAAAGAATCCAATACGCGCAAAATTGTTAAAAAATGGGAGAATCCGGCATTCTCTCAATTATATTTGGACCGGTTGCGTAGTATATATATAAATCTCAAAAATGATGATTTAATACAACAAATCAAGCAGAAGGAAATATTACCACAATCGATTGCTTTCATGACGCATCAGGAATTAAATCCGGCACATTGGAAAATACTCATTGACCGTAAAATCAAACGCGATGCATCGAAATATAGTAATAATATTCAAGCGTCTACTGATATGTTCACTTGTAAAAAATGCAAATCAAAACGTTGCACATACTATGAATTACAAACCAGGAGTGCGGATGAACCGGCCACTATTTTCGTAACCTGTTTAGATTGTGGAAAACATTGGAAATCTTAATTGTCTTCCATAACCCGAGTCAACTTTATGAAAATATTTATTATTTCCAAATAATAGTCCAATGATGCCGTAATAAAATCACCAAAATAGTCGCGTTGCATAATTTGATTTGTGTCATAAATAACAAATAATGAAAACAATCCTAGTCCAAATATAGCCAACCCTTTCGAAACGCGTGAACGATTTCCCATAAATACAAATACTAGATTTATAATAATGTATGCTATTAGTGTTAATAATAAGATAGCTCCAACCGTGTTACTCAATTTTATACCGAACAAAACGAGCAACATACCGAAAATAAACATACTAGAAAATATACCCATTACTCCTGCAATAGCCGTTTGTATAATAGCAGGGTCAACTACATATTTCATGAATGAGAGGAAATATCCTTCCATCGCTGAAAAAATAGTGAATACTAATATTTTTGCCCATATAGGTATATCGGCCATCATAATAAATATTAGAACCATAGATGCTATCAAAAATGAAACAAAAAATGATATGGACATAGTGGATAACATCGTTTTTTTTGCTTGTTTTCCATCGGCATATTTATGTGAATTTTCCATTACATAATAGGTGATTGCCAATTGCACAATAAGATTGGCAAATACTAGCGTAAGAAAACTTTTTTTTTCTTCTAATAATGCCATGAATTTTCCGGATTTCACATTGCTAAAAAAAGAAAGAGCATTTCCTTTTCCGCCAGATTGATTTTTTCTAAATAATTTATTGTATAGATGGGAAGGAGCCATATATATAATATACTGATATTTTTTGACAAAATGAAAACAATACAAATCTAAACGTATTGTTCTTCCGTTAATTCGCTAGTGCAACCCAAGTAATTTTCCGGAGCAGGTTCTTCTACTGATTTCAAGTCAAATATGCTTTTTATCGCGCTTGTTTTACTAATTTTTGTTTTTGGTTTTTTCACATATACTTCTTCCTCCTCTTCTTCGTCTTCATCTTCATCTTCATCATCATCCTCATCGTCGTCATCGTCTACGACAAATCCATCCTTGACGTAGCCGTCTTTTGTTCTTGGTAACCCGTCGTCGTCGTCATCATCGTCATCATCGTCGTCATCATCGTGATCCCCCAAATCTTCAAAACCGCCATATAATGTTTCATATATTGTATTCCATCCTGATTCAGTTAAATCCATGACTTTAGAAGGATCCGATTCTAATTTTTTGACAATGACACAATTACCGAAAAACAATGTATTATCAATGGGTGGAGGGAATTCGTATTTATTTTCTTGGTTTGCCTTGCCAGTTGTTTTACCAAATACTGAAATAATGTATTTTTTTGATTCAATTTCTACTGTCCAATTTGTATGGCATTTAAATCCGTCATTGGTCTTAAATCCGGCCTTTTTATATAATTCGGCTTCATCATAATTTTTAAATTGTAAGGCCTTGACATTTCCTGGTTTTTCGACGATAATAATACTTGGCATTTTTATATGGGTAAAATACGTATATTTTGGTTGTATGTTTATATAATTTTCCAAAAAATTATTTTCAATTTTTTGCTACCGAATATTTCTTACGTTATATTTTTACATAAGAAATATACATAAACACATATAGACAATTTAGATAAATTTATGTTATATATAATAAAAACTGCGATAATTTCATTACTTATTATTGCGTTATTACATTATTTTTGGAATTATTTGAAAGATACATATACTACCAAGAAAACAAAAGATTTAGTAAAAACGCAGACCGAAAAATATAAGTCCATATTGGACGAAATGTTAGAAAACCGACGACCGGTGCAAAATAATGTAGACGATTTGTTTTCACAAAAAGAAACTATGCAGAATGATTTAGACAATTTTTTGCAAGAATGTAATGTGTAATATTAATATATAAGAGATGAAATATAGTGAAAACTCTATACTTAAGCGAATTATAAAATTCAATAAAAGTATACATGAAAATCAAGATATGTTGACCAAAGACGAACAAAAAGAGTTGATTGATATATTGAATGATGTAGCTGACTATGGAAAATCAATAAATGCTGATATGCATACAAATGAAAAATTAAATAAAGTTTTTGATATGTATCTAAGTAGTAAGAGATTATCACCCGAAACTATAGATAAAATAATCAAAATAAAAGAGGATTATAACAATTTGGTCAATGAAAGAGCAAAATTACCAACTCCAGCATTTACGGTTAGACATACTTCACCTCTCCACGGAATCAAATATGAAAGTCCATTTGGAAGTGTAAAAAAAAGTATATTAGGCGGTAAAACGAATAAACGCAAACGTAAATCTATAAGTAAAACGAATAAACGCAAATCGAAGAAGTCCAAGAAATAATTTTATAAACCCATATAAAAACATCAACCTATATATGTATATAATAAACCATGGAACTCACTGCAATACAATGCCAATATGCTATGAAAAGATTTCCACCGTTAGAACTTTCCTATGAAACGATTTCCCATAAGAAAGTTTCCCCCAATTATAATATTACTTTAGCCATACCAGCCGGTAAAAAATTTTTCGCCTGGTTTACTTTTTATAAAAACACGGATGTATGTTACATCATGGAATTGAATCGCGACAAAAAAGTCAGTAAAATGACGAAAATAAATACAATTTTTCAACCGGCACTTTCACTAGGAACCGTTTTATACGGCACCATTTTAGAAAATACGGACCCGGCCGATGAAAAACGTTTCTTCGTCATTGAAGACATGTTTCATTACAAAGGCGTCAACATCGGTTCATTCTTATTTAGTGAAAAATTAGGGTATATACACGATTTTATGAAAAATCAAGTGGTCCAACGTTTCGCCGGACCCACTGGACTCGTATTTAGTTTACCCATTTTATGGTATAATAAACAAACCACCGATTTCGAATGTAGTGCCAACATACCAGCCCATTTATCATTAGCGCAATTTGGTTACACTGCCCACCATTTGCAATATCGTTCTTTAAACCATGTTATGCCATATTTAAATGTTTCATTAACACGTAAAATAAATAACCCGGTCCAAATGGAAAAGAAAGAAATTGTCGTAAAACCGTCACTCTTACAAATTCACCCCGATTTTTCAAAACCACAATACAAATATCCGGCGACATTCCACGTGATTGCCGATATACAATTTGATATATATCATTTATTTGCCTATGGAAAAAACAAATCATTAGTTTATTACAATGTAGCGTATATACCGGATTATAAAACAAGCATCTATATGAATAGTTTGTTTCGAAATATACGTGAAAATAAGAATCTGGATTATATTGAAGAAAGTGATGACGAAGAAGATTTTGAAAATGTAGCAGAAGACAAATACGTTGATATAAAAAAGATTCTATTGATTGAGTGTGAATTTCATCAAAAATTCAAAAAATGGGTTCCTAAACGGGTTATGCCACCCAATTCAATTGTAGTTCATATTGGTAAATTGGCGAATGTGTTCGGGTAATAATACATAAATTATCGTGTTTTACGTATATTTTATTTGAACGCAAAAAATTGAACTACTTTTATACAAAAATAATTAGAGCACAACAACCAACCAATCAATCGAGTAAACAACTAAGTAAAATGCACTTTTCAATTCTTTTCGTACTATTGCCATTAGTGGTAAACGGA